GTGTTGCCACGGCTGGTTATAGAGGTGTTGCCACGGCTGGTTATAGAGGTGTTGCCACGGCTGGTTATAGAGGTGTTGCCATGGCTGGTGATAGAGGTGCTGCCACGGCTGGTGATGGAGGTGCTGCCACGGCAAGAGGGAAGGCTTCAACAGGATATAATGGTTTGTCAGTAGCAAGAGGAGAAAATGTTCAGGTAAAAGGCGGAATAGGTGCAATTTTGGTCATAGCTGAGGAAAGGGATGATACGTATGATATTGTTGATTGGAAGGCTGTAGTAGTTGATGGTGAGGTTGTCAAGGCTGATACATGGTATAGACTGGAAAACGGTGAGTTAGTGGAAGTTGATTAACAATTGGCTGATAGAGCAATTAGAATTTAACTAATAACAGGGAAGAAATGAATACAACTTTTGAAAGATCGGCTAATAGTACCGATGAATGGTACACACCGAAAGAAATTATAGACGCATTGGGTGAATTTGATTTAGACCCATGTGCCCCGGTAGTCCCCCTCTATAAAACAGCAAGTGTCATGTACAACAAAAATGACGATGGGTTAAAACAGGAATGGAAAGGACGTGTTTGGTTGAACCCACCTTATTCCCGTCCTCTTATAGAATGTTTCGTTAAACGGATGGCAGAACATGGAAACGGTATTGCTTTACTTTTCAATCGCTGCGATTCAAAGATGTTTCAAGATGTAATATTCGAGAAGGCAACAGCGATGAAGTTTCTACGTAACAGGATTCGTTTCTTTCGTCCAGATGGTACTCGCGGAGATTCTCCCGGTTGTGGCAGTATTCTCATCGCTTTTGGCGAAAACAATGCGGAAATATTAAAAAACTGTGATATAGCAGGTAAGTATGTTAGGTCAATTAGAATGACAAAAAAGATGAATAAGGAAGAATTTTTAAGCAAAAGATACGCCATTGATTTAAAGCTAAAAGAATTGAATGGAGAAAAGGAACAGCTGGAAAAGGAATACATTGAATCCAACCAAGTATTCCCTGTTGGAAGCAAGGTCTGTATAACGGTCCCGGCTCATGAAAGGAACAATGAAAGTATATTGGTTCCCGAAGCGAAGAAGTTAGCCTATATTGCAGATTATGAGATTGATGATAACGGAGAGGTTGTACCCTCTTTAAGACAGTTGGATTACAATGGGGGCATGTCAGCAATACCTTTATTTGTTAATTTAAAGAAGGCTATAATTGAATTAGTGTAAATCTAAATAGATATGAGTGAATTATATATACCGCCTGAGCGATTTGAGAGAGACTTTATTACCGGACGATTTTTAAAAGGTTGTGTTTCTCACAACAAGGGTCGTAAAATGGTTTATCATTCAAAACGGTCCAAAGCCAGAAGTATAAAAAATCTGTCTAAAGGACGTGGGGCTTGGCATAAGACCGGAGCAGGTATGAATAAAAAGAGCGTTGTTTTGATAAAGGATGAGAAATTATGTGGAGTATTCCCTTCGATACAAATGGCTGGTAAGATGATTGGCGTGGCTCCTTCTTTGATCAGTGCTATATGTCGGAAAGTGAGAGGCAAACATACGGCTAATGGATACAGATGTTTTTTTGAAGATAGCAATGATTGGTATAATTTAATTAAACAAGATTATGAATAATGATAGGCAGAAGATATTAACTGATTATATTTCCTACTTATACACAACAGGCAGGACTTATGATACTGTCGGGAAATATATCAAGCATGTCACGGATTTTTTAGAGATGACCAAAGAAGTGAACCGCCGTGGTTATTTGAATTACAAGCGTGAAAATGCAGATGTCATGGTGCGTCATTCGCTAATGTGTTCAGCTATATGCGATCTATTATCCTATCTCAACATCGGATATGGAAAAAGGGAAAAGGCGGTGAAACCTTTGGAAAAACTTGATGTCATTTCGGATAAGAACAAGAAACAACTTAATGATTTCATTATATGGCTGACTGACAACAATGATTACTCTTCTCATACAGTTTATATATATTACACATCAATGAAGAAGTATTTCGAGTATGCCAATGAGGTAAACATGGATAATTGCAGGAGGTTTATAAAAAGTCTTGAAGAAGAAAAATTATCTCCCGCTACCATCCGTTTGCGGATTACAGCAATAGAAAGATTTTCTAGATGGATGAAGAAGCCTATAGAGCTGAATCGTCCCAAAATAAAGCGCAAGCTTGATGTGAACAATGTGCCGACCGAAGAGGAATATAACCGGCTGTTGGAATATCTCAAGAAAAAAAATAATAAGGATTACTATTTCTTTATTAAGGTATTGGGTACAACGGGCGCCCGTCTGTCGGAATTTCAACGATTTACATGGGAGGATATAATTAGTGGTGAGGTTACATTGAAAGGTAAAGGTAACAAGTACAGACGTTTTTTCTTCCAAAAGCAATTACAGCAGGAAGCGAAGGTTTACGCTAAGGAACATGGTAAAACCGGGATTTTTGCGGTAGGGAGATTCGGCCCGATCACACAGCGTGGCTTTTCTCAGCATTTGAAAGCATGGGGAAAACATTGCGGCATCGATTCAAAGAAGATGCACGCACACGCCTTTCGCCATTTTTTCGCTAAGATGTTCCTTAAAAAAAACAAAGATGTAATTCAACTCGCTGACCTTTTAGGCCATGGGAGTGTAGACACAACTAGAATTTATTTGCAGAAAAGTTATGACGAACAAAAAAAAGATTTTAATCGAAACGTTACATGGTAGTGTTGCGCAGCTCAATGAACTGTCATCCATGACCGAAGGGATAGACATCTATGACGATACCGGGTGTGTTGACACTGATTTTTTGATAGAAGCGATATCTTGCGTCAGTGCCTTCATGGACGCAAGCAACATCGTCGTTCAAAAAATATCCTCACTGTTAGCACCTGACGCTCCGGTTGGGGAAAAGAAGAAACAGGCTGACGAAGGCAAAAAATGGAATGTGGAAGAAATACTGAAACATTGTACTCTTGAGAACAATATCCTCAAACTTCCTCAAGTTCAATTTAATAAAAAATCTTATGCCGAAGCAAAGAAGTGGATAGAAGAATCCGGCGGCTCATGGCAAGGTGGGAAGATACAGGGTTTCACATTCCCGTTTAATCCGAAACGTGTGTTTTCCGTTTTGAAAGAGGGTAAACGGTGCAACCTACAGCAGGATTATCAATTTTTTGAAACTCCGTCTGATGTTGCCGACTGGCTGGTTATGCTTGCCGGAGGGATACATGAGGATGATACGGTACTGGAGCCAAGTGCCGGGCGTGGCGCGCTTATTAAAGCCATTCACCGAGCTTGTCCTTCTGTGATGGTTGAGTGTTATGAGCTGATGCCGGAAAACAGAGAATTTCTTCACACCCTTAACAACGTAATATTGCTTGATGAAGACTTTACCAAAGACAGTGTAGGTAGTTACACTAAGATTATTGCAAATCCTCCGTTTTCCGGTAATCAGGATATAGAGCATGTCAGGCTTATGTATGATCGATTGGAAGAAGGCGGCACACTTGCAGCAATAACCAGCCAACACTGGAAATTCGCTTCGGAAAAGAGATGTATCGATTTCCGCAACTGGCTGAAAGAAGTACATGGAGAAGTGTTTGAAATCAGCGCAGGCGAGTTTAAAGAGAGTGGCACTTCTATTAGTACAATGGCGGTAGTTATAAAAAAATAATTCAAAACAAATTAGATATGAAACAGACATTGGAAGAAGCAGCAAGGGAAAATATCCTGTTCAATCACAGGACAGTTGACAGAACTTTGATCGGTAAAGATTTGGCAAAGTTTGGAGAGATTAATTTCGTTCAAGGTGCCGAATGGCAATCCAAGCAATCTCCTTGGATAAGCGTTAAGGAACGGTTGCCGGAAAAGGATGGGTATTACTTTGTTACTGACGGTGATGTCGTTGAGAAAGTTTATTTCTTTGAAAGATGGAATAAGTTTACATCAACTAGAGATTATCCTCATCTATTTTACGATGAAGGCGAAATAAAAGCCTGGCTTCATATCCCCTCTTTCGATGAGATACTCGAAGCCAACAGGGATGTGCTTGAACGGATTAAAGAGAAAGGAGATTGATTATGAGGTTTATATTAATTATACTTATGGCAACCACGATGTTATCTTGTAAAGGTGATATGGAACATAGATTAAAAGGTGGAATGGTTATTACTGTTAAGGGAGATACCATAAAGTTTTATGGAGGAACGTTGACTTATAAAACATTTGGAGAAAGAAATATTAGGAGTGTTGTAATTGATGAATCAAAATATAAAGAAGATTAGCTATGGCAATAAAGATTATTAAAGAAGCTAATAAGAAAAATCCGATTTACTTCCGGCGTTGTGACAGATGTGGATGTGAATTTGAGTTTGAGAAATCGGATATAGACAGTGAGCTTTTTGACCAAAGAGAAGGATATAATGTAATATTTATCAAATGTCCTTCCTGTGGTAGCACTACTGGAGTTAAAGAAAAGATAATACGTTATGAGTAGAAGTAAAGAATATAGAGCAGTGAAAAATTATATTCACAATGAACTTAAGTTATCTAAGGAGGATATAAGAGAAATTATTTTACCTCTTGTTAAACAGGAAGCTATGCGTATCTTTAGAAATACTTATGGAGATGATGTTAATATAGAAAATTTTATTCGATGTATGGTGACTGATGAAATAAAGAGGCATGATTTTTCTATTATTAGAAACTTAACTAAAGAGGTGATAATGGAAAAGGTGTTTGGTGATTTGAAAATTGAGATAAAAACAAAGGAATAACCATGGAAGTAAAAAACGGAATAATAATAGATGGGGTGCTGCATGAAATGATTGATGCGTTCACTATAAATTTTGATTGCAGTAAATGTTCATTGCGTAAGGAATGCAATGAGTGTAAGATGGAGCATGAAACATATTTGTGCAATGTGATGGGTTGTTTCTGTTTTGTCAATCGTGGTAAAGTAACAGAGATTAAGATAGATAAGGAGGAATAACTATGGGATTTACAACACCGTGTTTCATACGCAAAAACACACCGGAGCTTCGGAAGAAGCTGGAAGAGTTGGGGTATGAAATACTTAATTCTGGTAATACAACCTTAGATGCACATAATTATGACGGCAATGGAAGTCATAAAAGCATTGAAGAAGGAAGAGCAATCATAACATCTTATGGGAATTTATATGGGGTGATATATGATATAGATACCGTAACCAAGAAAGGAAGGATTGATTGCGGAACGAATGAAGAACTTTTCCTGGCTATCGCTGCATTAAGGGATGATAGTAACTACATGCAGTGGTTTATAGCAGATTCCATTCTTAGCGTTTGTTATGACGATTCTATTGGTAACGATCATTATTTCACAGAGCCAAAAGGCATTATGTTCTTTTGGGATGAATATTGGGATAATGCAACCATTATTTCAGGGCGTTATCACAAAGCTACCGTAGACGAACTGATTGAACATTTTAAAATAAAGGAGGAATAATGAAAGCAAAGTATTTTAAAAAGATAAGAAGCCAAGTAAAGTGGTATAAGGTATCATATAGAGATAGTTTATTTTTTAGTTTTAGCGATGAGAAAGAAATATTGGCTAAATCTCCTGAAAATGCTTGTGTCAGATACCATAAACGTACTGGATGTTTTGTTAACAAATATAATCCCAATAATATTACACAATATAGTGAATCTCTTTCAAGGTTCAAGGTATGTATAGGTAAGAAAGTAATGTATTTCGATTAAATATGAAAGCAAGAATAAAAAGGAAAATTCAAAAAAGACCATTCCTATATAATGTAGGACAAGTTTTTAAGGCTTGTGATTGGATTACTAGTATTCAACGTGGAAATATGGTTTGGCGTAGGTATCGTTCATTTGGTACTATTATTAAATCAGAATTTTAAATATGAAAGCAAGAGTAAAATCAACAGGGGTTTTGGTGGATGTAACTCCCCAATTAAACATCAACTCTCAACATAGCAGAGATTATTTATATGTATGTGATAACATGGTTTACAGAGAATGCGAACTTGATTTTTCAGCTATCGACTGGGAACAGAGGCGATATGAACTGGCGAAAGCAGCCATGCAAGGATTTTGCAGCAAACAGGTAATGATTGCTGATTCAAATATGACAGCCCAAATAAGCCTTAGTTTTGCCGATGCGCTAATAAAGAAATTGAAAGGAGAATAAAATTATGACCGAAGAACTTGTAACATTGGAAACAGCAAAGTTGCTAAGAGAGAAAGGCTTTAATGAGTATTGCAAATATATCATTAACGATAAAGGCTTGATGATGGAAACCATATTTAGAACTAGTAAGGATTTACCTAAATTATTCTATTCTTGTCCAATACAATCCATCGCCCAGAAGTGGCTTCGTGAAACTAAGAACATTCATATATGTATATACAACTGTGCTTGTGGCTATGGATACGAAATATCTAAAGCTGACAATGGAACTCATATGGCTAGTTCTGTTTATAAAGGAACAAATGATGGAGAGGAATGGGATAGCTACGAGGAAGCACTTGAAGCAGGTTTACAGGAAGCATTAAAACTTATATGATTATGGAAAATATTAATTTGAACGAACTACGGGATCGATCTTATAAGACAGCTTGTGATCACGGTTTACATGATAAAGAACTTTTAAGAAAATGAATTAAATGACAAGTTTTGTTTTTATTCAGATTTTTTGTAACTTTGAATTATAATGTTTCCGTGTAAAGGGGCACGGTACGTTCTTCGGACGAAAAGACTTTTATGGGAAAAAAACTCGTAGCAAATAGAGAAAATTTCTGCCATTATTATATGGAAACGGGTAATGCTACAGATGCATATCGGAAAGCTTACCCTAATAGTATTGGATGGAAGGATGGGGTCGTTAGTAAGCGTGCATTTGAATTACTGAGAAATCCATCTGTCGCATCCCGTGTAAATGAATTGCAGGCTGATATCTTAAAAAAGTCTGATATGAAGAAGGAAGATGCATTGCGCTTCCTTACAAATGTGGTAAATGTAGACCCTATAGATCTTCAATTAAAAGGTAAAGATACGTTTATTGTCCGTTCTCTTGATGATATACCAAAACCAGTCCGATGTTGCATCCAATCGATTAAGAATACTCAATATGGAGTAGAGATACGGCTATATAGCAAAATAGCCGCCATTACACAGATAAGCAAGATGCTTGGATGGGATGCTCCAGTAAAAAGTGATGTCAGTACCAATGTGCGCATGATAATTGGGGACGAGCAATGATAGAGATGGTGTTCTCATATAAATTGTTTAATCCCCTGTTTTGGCATATCCGTGAGGCGATGCATGACAAGGATATCCGGTATATTATAAACAGAGGTGGTTCTTCATCAGGGAAATCTGTATCTACGACACAATCCGTGTTGTTGTCTGTATTCTCCGGAGAAGGTTCAGCTCTCGTTGTGAGAAAAGTTGGAGCCAGTCTTAAGAATACGGTATATGAAGAGTTTAAGACCCAAATGAAAGCTCTTCAATTGAGTCAGTTTTTCGCTCCAAAGGAAAATAATATAACCTGTATAAATGGTTGCAAAATCGATTTTACAGGATTGGACGATCCCGAGAAGATAAAGTCTATCACAGGATATCGCTGGATAGTGATGGAAGAGGCCACTGAGTTTGAATATGAGGATTTCACACAGATACGTTTCCGCCTACGAGGAAAGGAGGGCCTACAGATTATATGCAACTTTAATCCAGTATCAGAGGACTCGTGGATAAAAACCAAGATCCTTGATACATACGAGTGGGATGAGCATCCGAATGATTTGTACGGGAAAGTAAGATATCCGATAAAAAGGAGTTTATTACCTAAGGATTATAGCCGGATATTAGGAAAGAGGTATAATAAATCTAGAATGATAGCTAATGAGCGTACGGGAAAAATGGAAAGATATCCATCGGATACGGTAGAGCTGCATTCTTCGTATAAGAACAACTTCTGGGTAGTAGGTTCTCCGGACGGGAAGTATGGATACTATGACAGACAGACGATATCTAATTACCAATGGTACAAGGATCATGATTATAATTACTACAGGGTATACGCATTGGGAGAATGGGGAAGCATTAAGACAGGAGGAGAGTTCCTGTATGCATTTGATTCAAACAAACACATAAAAACGACACACTACATTAAAGGGATGCCGGTTCATATATCAATTGATAACAATGTGCTCCCTTATATTTCAATATCATTTTTCCAAGTGGATGGAAGTAGTATAAGGCAGTTTAACGAGATATGCGCCAGTGATCCGTTCAACACGGTAACACAGGCTTCAAAAATGGCGGTAGATTACCTGAAATCAATAAAGTATAATGATATGCTGTATCTGTACGGAGATGCTTCGACAAGAAACGGGAACACTATAGACGAAGAGAAGAGATCGTTTCTTGATAAGTTCGTGGAAGGGCTGGAAAGCGATTACCATGTTGAGGAGAGGATACCGGCTTCTAACCCGTCCGTACCGATGTCAGGTGAATTTGTAAACTACATGCTCGATGAAGGCTCGGGAATGTCATTTTCGGTAGATGATGGATGTAAAAACTCGATAGTCGATTATAACAATGCCAAGAAGGACGTTAATGGAGGGGTGCTGAAAAAAAGAGTAAAGGATAAGATTACAGGACAGTCTTATGAGAGATACGGTCACTTGGTGGATTGTCTGCGATATATTACTGTATGGGTATTCAAGGATGAATATACTCGTTTCTCCTTGAAAAGGAAACGAAGTAAAATTAAACAGGAAAATAAAGATATGAGATATTTTGATATGTCTAAAAATATTCAGGGGACAAGACTTGTATATGTTCTTCCCGAATATGCCGGAAAGTTCATTATCGTTTCGTGCTATGTAAATGAGGGAATATATATAGATAATGTGACATATACAGGATCATTTGATGAGACTGTTCTCCTGTCATTTTTAGAGGGCATATCTCCTGTGGAAGTATTGTTTGAAAGTGAGAAAAATTATTTCCCCATAGCACGGGGCTTAAGGGATAGATATGATGTCAGAATTATGCATAAAAATATGGGAACAGATGCTAGGGTATCTGCTTTTCTGGATTTTATCAAAAATAATGTGATGTTTCGTGCAGACTATGATGAGATCCCGCAATACAATGAGTTTATGGATGGGATATTGGATTATAATGGTTCAGATGATTGCGCTGCAATTTATTCTGTCGCCTCCTTGGCTTATTATGTGTCGAAAAAATATAATATATAATTGGTATATTTTTAAGATATATCAAAGCTTTAATAAAAAAACATCGGGTATTATACAAAAAGTATTGGTATATTTTTAATATTTTTTTTCTCGTGGGTATTTTTAGGGTATTGCGAAATGATATGACTTTAATTTATCTAAACAACACGATTCAAAACGTGATTTTAAATATAGTTTTAATAAAAAAATAACCGGCAATTAATGCCGGTTACCGTGATAGTATCTTATAGCCTCATTGACATATAATGATACCGATTGCTCCTTATTCAAGATAGCTGCAACGTCCTCTTCTATCATAACAAGTATTCTTTTCACGCCATTAACCTTCGGCCTTCGTGGCACACCATTGCTGTCCAATATCCTATATATCGTTTGCTCAGACTTTATTTCTGTTTCCTTCATTATCTCCTTAATAGCTATCCCGTCCTTATATAGGGACAATACCCTAGACTCTTGATCTAGAGTAATAGATCGTCTTCTTGCCATAATTAATATGTTTTATAACATTTATAATTTATTGCTCGTTATTTCAAAAAGTTGCACCTTTGCATCGAACATCAACGATGTTAGTCGCACTTCGGTGCGTGGATTGAAACGACATTAGAAATGTCATTGTGATTTGCTCACAAATTAGTATGTCTATGTAATTTATTGCATAGTGAAGAGGCGGAGAAATCCGCCTCTGTTTTTTTTATTCCCTTACTACTTCTTTCTGCATCATAATTGAAAAAATCTTCATTCTACAAACTCTATATCATTCAGATTAATCGGATAAACTTCATAGACTACCACCTGGTCAAATTCCCCATATTCATTTTTTTTATTCAAAATGTTTGCTATTATGGATGATCAATATTGGAGCGATGATTTATTCTGGTGCCCATTGCTGCCATCGACCAAATTTCCCTTTATCAACATCACGGCAATAACCGGCAATAATTACAACACGCCCGATGCTGCCAGGAATGCTCTGCCGAATACTTACAATAAAAAAATCGGATTGGTTTTCACTTATAGAGATTTGACAAACAGATATAGGGTATATCTGTACAATTCTGAAACGAGTAATTATATACCGCTTGATTCTTACATGTACGATTCTGTCGTGTATAATTCGAACAAATCTAATACGAGGTTGTCGATAAGCAGTATTAACCGGAGAAAAGGATTTATCTTATCGTATCAAAACGAAGACAGGTTTACAATTGAAATATATAAATCTGATAGTGTAGAGAATTCAAATTGGATAAATGACAAGAATTGGATCGAAGTATTAACCATTGACTCTCTTGAAGAGGTTAAAAACGACTTGATGACAATACGACACATGTTGCAGGATGTGTCAATCAACAAGGTATATGATGAACTTTTGCTCGCCAATAAAACAATAGACGGAGTCGGAAATATTGTAAATGGAAATGGGATTGTTATAGAAAGAATTGATATACCGGCAGGAGAAGAGTATATCTATACCAATGCATATTCGGTTTATTTTTATAGAGATAATGGCACGCTGCTTGGCACGGTTAATATGGGTGCTTCAACGGGAAAGAATATCTCAAAAAGAGAAATACCATCAGAAGCATCATATTGCAGGGCTTGGAATAATAACGCAAGAGATTTTTATTATCTATCATTCAATGAGAATTTTATTCCGCTTGAATTCGGTATAACACAGCTTCCTGAAACTTATTTAGATAAAAATCTGATAACAAATGATAATCTTATTGATGGTTATAACAATGTAAATGGATCGTTACAGTCAAACGAAGCTTATAATACTACACGATTGATCAGAGTCGTTGACAACATAACATCTGTATTTACCAATGCATTTTCAGTCGCCGTGTATGCAGCAGATGGTACGTGGATTGGGTATAGGGGCAGTCAAGCAAAAACCTTTAGGGAGGTGATGACAGGTGAAAAAAATTGGGAATATATAATTTTTAATTTCAACAGTGTGGACTCCCCGTTTGTCTCGTTGAATTATTACCCTTGCAATCCGCAAAATGTGAGAAATGTAAAGTTAGATAGAGATGAAATAATCAATATGGCGTATAAAGGGAAGAAGTTTTGTTCATTTGGAGACTCGATCGTAGAACTGATCTCGTGGCAGAAGTATGTGTGGAAATATCTTCAATTCTCAACACATTATTGCCGAGGTATCGGAGGCTCCAAGGTTACATCCATTTCCCCACAAACCAAGAAAGTGGACGAAAATGGCTACTATAATGCCGCTCATCCCGAAGAAGGAACTATCACTATACAGGATAATATGTGTGGTGACGGGCGAATAAATACTATTCCGACCGATACGGATGTATTAGTCATATATGCCTCCGCTAATGATATTACGGCAAATGCCCAAATCGGGGAGCTTGACGATCAGGACGAAACTCATTTAAAATACGCCTATGGGCTAATGTTGAGAAAGATTATCAAAAGATTGCCGGATGCCAAGATATTCGCTTGCATACCACATAATTTTTACAACTCTCATAATAATGCTGATTATCCTTATAAAAATAATATAGGATTAACGATACAAGATTACGGGAGTGTGATAAGAGAAGTATGTGCAATATATTCCGTCCCCGTAATTGATGTAAATGCATTAAGTGGAATATCAACGCTTAATATCACAACGTATCTGCAAGACCAGGTTCATCCAAATTCCGCAGGAGGCATGAAGATAGCTAACGTTGTTATTGATGCTTTAATTCAATATGTTCTTATGGATCTAACCAATCCTTACATCGAAGATACAAAAATGTAAAATTATGATAATTAAAAAGTTAATCACTAAAATAATGTTCCGTCTGTCCGTAGAAGTACACCCAAATGCAGAATGGTTCTAGGGGTAGAGGGCTGACCACACCAAGATCAGCCCTTACATCATAGTATATGCTTTATGAAATTTCAAATATTCTGAGTCATACTTTACAAATTGAATATACAGTTATCTTCAACATAACTTAATTTTGTTAGATTGTTGATTTTTGAAAAAATCCCATCCATACTCTCATAGAAATATGAATTTTTATCATCGCTGTGCAAACGATTATCCTTGATACCGTATAGCTCTGAATCTATAAACTCTATGTCTGGTGTCGTTTCGTTATCCCACAACATGGAGGATGTGGTTTCCAGCCCATTATCTACAGCAACGAATGACCTATTGAAAACAACAGATATATTGTCAGCCAATCTAAACAGAGTCGCCCCAAATTTATATACAGGAGCCTGTTTCCCTTCACTTTCCACTATAATTGTAGCGTTTTCAAAAACCACCTTTCCTGCATCTTTGTTCGCAGAGTCTTTATAAATAAGTAATGTCCCCATTCCTGTTCGACTCCTTATACGTATATTTTTTAAGACATTATAACCGATTGGTTCAGCGAATACAGGTTCATTCCAATTATTTTGCGGGGGATACAATGTTCCGAAAATACCTACTGCATGTAATCCCTGTGTACGTATGCTAATATGTCCAACCTCCTTAACTCTTATATTTCTTAAATAATTCATTTGCGCTCCATTGGCACCGACAACCACATTAACCCCCTCGCAGTAGCAGTCATACAGATACATGGCATCGAAAGGCATCCCTGTTACCGAACTTGTGCCATGCCCGGCAAATGCAGTACCAAGATATTCATGTCTGCCTATGGCCTCACAACCGATAAATGCCAATAGTTCTCCATAATAATGGTAATTATAATACATGTGATGATAATACTCTCCATTTGCTCCACTTCTTGATACAGCTCTGCAATTCAGCATCATGTGAGTATGGGGAGCCGCAGACCTGTTAAACAGAAAACCATGTCTACCAAAATCCAAACTTTCTACCCCCTCATAAAATCCATTAGGAATAACAGTACCGTCTGTAGAGTCACCACCTCGAAAAACGATATTACGAATATCAGAAGCATATTGGGTGATTTGCAGTTTTTGTCCTTTTTTCCCAATCTCTGTCACTTCATGAGTTATCTCCACTATTTTTCCTGCAATATCGGTTGTTGATAAATATATATAATAATCCCCTTCCCCCCATGACTCTGAATCGTATCCGCTGAACCAATAGGAGCTACCCGGATTGTTTTCTAGCCAGTCCATGGCATCCGAACTGGACTTTTTCTGTGCGTCAAGCCACCATCCATTTCTTTTCCCGTCTAAAAATACCTGACAAACAAATCTGGCCTTGCTGCCCGAACCATAGTGATGCTTTAGAACATAAATGTTATTATAGCCACGCAGTTTATATAATTTATCCAAAGACTCAATGTCATTAACAGAACTGATATCCGGTATGGATTTGGTCGGTATTCTTTGCAAATTCAAAAACAAAGGTTTATCCTTGGACATGTCGCCATAACAATCCACCCTGATTCCTTCTTTAGAAAGAACTTGTACCTCTGTATTGAATATACTTCCTCGTTCAATAAGAACTGTGTCCCCATCGGTCATCAGTTCATCGGCCTTGTTCAAAGTCTTTAACGGAGTTGAGTCAGACAAACCATCATTGGTATCCAAACCATTGATTGTACTTACGTAATAAGTCCTAGATAATGATGTTACGTATTTTTTCCTTTGATTATCCCTTAAGTAAAAGAACAAAGTCAATAAATCATCTTTTGCCATAAATGATCCGGCAGGATTAGTGCTCAAATTAATTGATGGCATAAACATCGAAGGATAACTGGTCACATCCCCTACCACAACATTCTCAGATGCATCCGATGGAGACAAAGCCGTATCATCAATTTTGGCGATCATCAATCTGCAATACTGGGTTTTTGTTGGAATGGTAGTATATACAGTATTCCAATTACCATCTTTTGAATTAAAATACTCACCGGCAGGATCATTATAAAACATGACATATATTCTATAACCGGGTTTGATGGTGATGCCAGTTCCCGTATCAATTATCTTGGTATAGACCCTGTTGGTTCCACCTGGTTGCAGTTTACCGGTTTGGGAATTAATACTCCCTTGTTCACACAAAAGATTCTGTTTCTCCATATAATTGCCACCCTTAATCTCGGTTAGGTTGCGTTCCATTTCATTACTCAAATCATTGTATGATTGTGCAATTTGTTTTGTTTCATCAGTTATCTGTTCAACCGTATTATTGAACTTTTTGATATCTGGGCATAACGCCTCATTTTGATATAATTTACTTATAGTAACCCGTTTTCCTGATTCTATATCTATAGTGGCTTCTTTAATCAAAGAAACCATGATACGAAATTTCTTATAAGATGTTGATGTTGTGCTTTTATCAGTTTTCCAATTGCCATCTTTAGCAGCAAAAGACCCATTTTCATTGTAATAAATTATATAATATCTATATCCACTTTCTATTGAAATGTCAACACCTGTATTTATAAGATCTGAATGTATTCTTGTTTTGCCTCCCTCTTCAATAGCGCCAGTCGTAGTGGATATGCCACCTTGTTCCCATGATGTTACATACGTTTCGTTAAAATCGGACCCTACAATTTTAGCTATTGTTTTATCTGTTATCTGGTCAATCGTATTATAAATACCTTCTGTCTTGTTTTTAATAGAAGTTAATCCAACGTCTAAATCAGATATTTCCGTAGTCAAGCTCTTACGTGTCTTTGGATTGACCACCGCATTATAGATGGTAGCCGGATAAATGGTTTGTCCGCCCTTTGTCAGTTTATGCATTTTTACCATAATGTATTCTATTTTAGCCTAAGTTCCGCCGGAACTTGGACTGTTGTTATTTTATGTAATTATTGATTAACTCTTAAAATCACTCAGCACATCATCATACTCCTGATCTGACAGAGATACGCTCTGCACCGCATTGTATGCGGCATAATCCGGATAGGGAATGATCTCCGCTGTGCTCTCATCCGTCTTGCCGGAAACGAGGATAACACCTGTAATCTCCACCGATACAAGATTGCAGATACCATCGGCAAAATCAGCATCAGAAAGATAGTATTCGCGTTTGACCGACAGAGTGCCGGGACGGAGTCCATGCCTGTCAAAAATGACCAGCAGACTACCATCATCAAGCCTACGGCAGTTCTTGTACCCGTGCCCGTCAAACTCCGCAACAACACATCCCGACAGGACTGTACGGTAAGTGAACCGGAAGGGAGTATTCACATCCCCATTCAAGTTCTTCTCTATGATCTTAAAATCGGACTGATAATTAATTTTCATACCTATAATATTGATGTTACATCATCTATCTCCTCGGCTGTCAAGATGCCGGAAAGGTCAACACTTCCACCGCCTCCGGTTGTTCCTGTAGGACTCCATTTCCCCTTTATCTTGCAATCATATATAGGACCGGGTATGGTATCCCCCACGACAGCCCAGTCGCCCACAACTGGAGATGGGACAGCAGCATGCAATGCTTCTTCCGTAGAAAATAATCCCTTGTTGCGGACACTGTTCTGCTTGACCTTATCAATCTCGGTAGAAGTCTTACTAAAATTGTAGTTAAGCCGATCTGCCGCCTCACTCCAAGTACCTGTTTTATTTATCGAATTAAGTTCCATATCACTTCATTTTATTTGGGCAATTGGTTTTGATCCCATACAATCTCAGAACCTTTAACCATAATTATGCGTCCTCCCATTATCTGGGTCTGATATATATAACCGTCACTTCCTTTTTGCTCGACAACCATACTGTCCGGGCGGAAATACAAAACATCATTACTATTCGGGTCAAACATAGAAACCATGGGAATCAACCCTTTCAGTCCGTATATGCATGATATATCTATCAGGGAGGCGTTCGTATTATCACGCATCTCTATTGAGGGGATTCCATATTCATTTTCCGGCTCAATGCTTATTGTATAGCCATTTGAAGACTTGACTTTTACTTTTCCAACAAATTCAGGATTTCCATCTGCATCCCATTTGATGTTCCCATTGGCAAGCTGCCCGGAACCATCCTCATTCAACAGTATCTTGCCATTGGCTATTTCAACTTTTCCCCGGAAATATCCGCCCAAAGCATAGATATATCCTCTCAAAAACACATCACCACCATGAGTCGCAACAAAGTTCGCCATGTTCGCCCATTCCGCATCTGTGGGCTGGTAATTAGGATCATTACGGAACCTCATTACAGTCAGAATCGCCTGTTCAAGTTTTCCTCCTGCCCAAAACGCCACATCATCATCGTCATTGTATATGCCGCTAACTCCGGCTGTGACCTTCTGTAACTTGCCATTCTTGTAATTACCCAGTTGGATCATATTGGCCAATATCAGACCACCAAGAATATCCACAGAACCATCCTTGATCGCACTGGCGATATAATTGATTGACTGGAAACCGGCTGTTGCCTTGTCGTTGTCAAGAATTGAAGGCTTCCAGTCAGTAGCGATGGTTCCACGCTCTAACTGAAGGTCACAAACGGTTGCGGTACCACTGACAAGAAATATACCACTGCCATTGAAGGTGATCTTATGGGTATATCTCTGATAAGAGGATGTGAGAGGCTGAGAAACACTGAAAGAGCCGCACGAAACAGACACAGACGTACCCTTTGCTTTATAACTGATAACATAACTTTCTCCTTTAATCAATGATACAGATTGGGACAAACTACCGATTGCAGCAGAGTACCCAGAGCCGGCAGCACTATCTGCGGATACGGTAGCCACACCCGTCCAATACTTTAATTGCTTGCTATATAATTCGGTATCAGCAGACAATTGAGTATCAGAGGACAATGTCTCACTTTCATAATCCCCGGTAAACCCGGAATTACGCAACAGATTGACACTTCCGACAGCCGCATTGTCTATCGCATCCTTGGCCTCTTGGGCAAGATCTGCGGCCGCCTGTATCTCATCCGGAAGCCCTTCCATGTTACGCCATCCGGTGGAACCCTGCTCGATATGGAACATACCCTTGATATCCACACCTTTATCCTGAGTGTATTCCATGTAAGTGGTCCGGTCCTTATCACCAATGTATGCATCTCCGTACACCTTCATCCGGGCTTTGCCGGTAGATTTGTCAAAATCAAAAGAAATGACATCTTTCCCGGTCAAGGTAAAATCATTAATACCCTGATACATGATGATGGACGGAGAAACTTCGTTCACTGAAGAGAGAATTATCGCCGCCTGTCGGGTGATATCGGTCTTATGGCCTAATCCCACGATATCATCACCTGCCACCGGAACATCGTTCTCGACATTAGGATCACATACGGTCTTGGACAAGTCTATATAGTTCTCACCTACTGCTGTGACCAACCGCCAATAATAGCGGTTGCCGACATGATGAGAAACGCCTGTCTTGATATTGCACTCCTGAGCTATGGCAAGAGATCCCGGAGTAAACTGGTTCTCTATCTCAATTCCATCTTCCTCTTCTTTGAAATAACAACGATAGACATCATCCAACTCATCCACACGGTTGCATTTCATACCTGCATGGGAAATCACCTGCTCGCCACCTACATACGTCTTCTTCTTTACTTCAAGCTCGTCAAAAACGGCTTTGACCTTGACATACAGATAATCAACAACAGCCTGTGACATACCGTTTTCAAGCACAGTAATTCCACTACCGTTTTTACCTATAAGTAAACCCTTTAAGAAAGTGATAAGACCGTTGGCAGTGTCTTCCTTATCTTTACGAAGAAAGTATTTGGAAAGTTCCTCTATATTTGCACCTCCCGATATGGCAACAACCCTGTCTTTATTGGTTCTTATGTAAATAGAAGGATTATTATCATCATTATGTATGTATATCTCCCCCTCATTCAACCCTTCCAGTCGCTTTTCAAATGACGGGGATATTTTCGGTATAATCGGATTTCCTTCATCATCCGTTTCCGAACCGTACCACAATATCTTTATAGGATGATTTCTAGCCATGATTACACGTAATTTTCATTAACAAAAGCAGCTTTCGCCTTCTTATATTTCAACACATCGTCCTCTTCGGGATTAGTTAGTAAAAACGCGATGCCTGAAGATGAAGTTGTAATCTCAGTTTTGCCTCCGATCCCGGCGATATCATTTTGTCTAGGGCGTAAAGTCACTTTATATATAAACATCTGTTTCTTACCTATTGTATCAATCTTTTCCGGGACAGAATCCCCTTCCCGTACAAACAAATTACCGTTTATGCTGACATGAGAAAGGCAAAGTACCTTATTTATAAACTCCGCTATATAATACGGAACGCCACAACTTGTCCCGAAAACAAAATCAAATGTTTTATAGGGGAGAGAATACATTTCTATTATCTCCTGCTTCTGATTCACAAACTGTTCGTTTTCAACTTTCAACTCCACCCCATCCGGCTTGAATCCTCCTATTATTCTGAACTGGAACATCTGCCGGACCTCATCAATCCAGAATATATTATCAAACGCAGAATTATTATCTTTATGGGAATATTCGATCAGAATAGAATCACCTATATTCTCACACACGCAGAACTCCTCACATTCTTTATCGGCTATAGTTACTGTATATATCCCCTCCGAAGGAGATAATGAGGCATAATACATCTTAATACTTTCATTTACATCATAAGTGAGCAGTGTTATCTTGGAGGAAATATTGCCGATCTTATCATTCAAATAAGCTGAAGGTTTTTCGCCGTTATCACAAAATATTTGCAGCAGGATGTTGTCTGACACAGAAAATACTTGTCTGAAACATCCTGCATTTGAATATTTATATTTCAGCGGTTTAAAGAATAACGGACAAACATCTCCGATTGATATCATAGTCTTTTCGTAAGTTTCTAGTAACTTGTGACTTCACAAGCTTTCATTGCAAATATAACAATTAAAATTTGAATCTTTATAACGAATTTAAATTTTTCACGATCAAAGTTACCTTTGAACTTTGTGATTTTGTAAAATTGTAATCAGCCTGCTGATAATATCCCTGTACAACTTTGCCTTGGTATTCCAGTTCAACAATTCCTGTAAGATCTTCCGGGAGTTCCACATCCGAAGTCTCAAATTCCACCTCCGCCACAGTAAACATCCTTTTTGAAAGAATTATATCCCTACTTTCCCCCATTCCATCAATACCCACATCACTATTACCATCTGATGACGCAAAAGTAAGCATCTCAACAGATGAGCCGATGTATGCTTCATTGGCCAAAACCATAGAAGAAGGGGAAAACATGGCATTGAACATTGTGTCAGGGCTGAGAACGCCCCCCATAAGATAATCTCTGTTCAATATATACTTAAGTCCAGATGAATCAGATTTCACCCCTACCATAAATAAATCAGTGTCACTTTCGTTGTCTGTAGTATCTTCACCTATCTTGTCAGCAAGGAACTCTATGCCGTATGCGTCCGCACGGTATGGAGATATCATTTCAAGGCTATTGTCCGTTATGGTCACGCCTGTGGTATATTCATTCGTAAAACGGAACTCGTCCTTTCCATTAGCCGTATCGTAATCCTGCTTGTCAAAGCCTATCCGTATGCGAGAATACACCAATGCAGAATTAACCTTCATCTCATAATCAGATAAATCATCTATCCTTTTGACAACATCATCCGAGAAGTATTTGCTTCTATGCCGGAAAGTTACTGTATTCCCGGATATGTCGTAAGCATAACCAAACACATAACTCATCCAGTTTGCAAATTTGGTGAAGGATGTATATATTTTGGCTCCAGGAATCTTACGGGCTGATTCAGCCGCCAAGAGCATACAATTATCAAGCCTTCTATCTCCTGTCCCCTCAATCACTCCAGTCAAACCATCTTTCTCTCCATTAATACTTTTAAGCAGTCTGTTCAGCAATGTATCGGGCTTTATAACATCCATCTCAACAGGGTTTATTCGATTTTTCCATGATGCTTTAAAATAACTTGATGTTGAGACTTTGTATGGCAAATCCGGCAATACAGGTACAATCTCTTCTTTCTCATTGACATACATAGCTCTCACTATTATTTTATCATTATGCAAAAGACTTATATTGTACGATTCCGAAACCTTCTTTTCCACTGGCGTTTCTGATTCTGTCGTAAGTTCAAAACTTCCTATCACCGTTTCCGTAGTCACCGCTTCCCCATTACTATCAATATCATTACTTATCTTCATAATCTGGAGCCTCACACCTCTTACATCATATCCCAAAGCACCAGACTGATATTTCCTAAACACAAACATATCAATATTAAACTCTATATTTATCCTAATTGATTTCAGAGCCTTTATCGAATATACATCATCACCACCTACTGTTTGATCATTAAATTCAAGAGACCCCTTTATTAAGGAATCACTGGCAGTTATATATATTGGCATTGGTGACATTTTCTTGCTGAAATAAACATTAATAAGAGTGTCATCGTCTTCCAATGTATCACCTGTAGGAATCCATTTTGCTGATTCTGAAAGTTCAAGTCCGTCATAAACAAGAGGAATGGGGCTTTTCACCTCTTCGACCGAATATTCATATTGAGTTCCTTTTTTTGACTTTATCATGGACGCCACGCTATCATCCACGGCATTTATCTGTAAGATACGACCATTATCCTGTAATGTAGAAAAATTGAGAGCGCAACTAAACCGTTCATTATACAACCAACTGTTATTTCTTGTACTTATTATTATTGAGGCAGAAGCATTCAAATAATCTTCATCATATTGTTTTAACAGCAATTTTCTAGCATCCCCAGCAAAAGAAAATTTGTTGGAAAATGTACGGATAACACCGTCATAGTCATTTCTCTTGAAACTAGCCTTCACCTCGTCCCAATTCTCAAGATCATCAGTAACCCTGTACTTCAGACCATTTATAAGTAACTCACATCGATAATACATAATTATTTCTTTTTACGATTCAACCCATCGATTTCGTCACATGTCTGCCTTACAAGACAGGCATAAGATCCGGCGGTCCATTCTTTCGGATTGATATACATCTTATTATACTTCCCAATAGCGACAACTTCATTTATAAATCCACGTTTTGTAGGCTTCTCCTTCAGTTCCTCATTCTTTTCCTTACTTATCTTATCCAAATCATATTGTGCACGGGAATTTAATGCGGATATTCTAGCATTCATAGCCATTACATCACCTTTTTTACACGAATAACCTATCTTCATCAGAATATCACGCACCTCATCATACATTTTCAACTTCATCATGTTCTCACATGCCTTCATGCACTCCACGGTCATTGCAAGATTCATACGCTCATTACAATTCAATATCTCAGAGAACAACTGTTTGCTCCCGACAATTTCTATATAGTCATTGATAATTTTTGCCGATGCAGCCCCTTTGTCCTCATCGTCAAATTCGATAGTATTGCTATCATTGGTATAGATCTCTATAAAAACGGACAAGGGAAGTTCATATATGTCACTTGTATACCTCATAATCAGATACTTTTTGAAAATTGCTGATAATTGTTTTCTCTTATCGCCTTGGCTAATTTTGCAAATCCAATCTGCTGTGATTTCTCCAGATGCCCTATCTTTTTCTCCAGTTCGCTATAATCATTAACTATTGATACAGGAGGAAGATCGTTTTCGCTTCTATATGCCATAAGACCATCAAAATCATTTGCATGAGCCTTTATCCTGTCCATATCCACTGCATAAGGTATAACCTTCGCACCTTTAGGGATGTCAACCAAAGTAGGGACAGACGGAGTAATATACGCTCCTTTTTCAGTAACGATTGTTTCAGGGACACCACCATCACCCACTACAGCCAATCCGCCTTTATGCGAATCAGTACCCTTGGCGTATTTCGGAATAGGAGTCGCTATAATAGTAGCAAGCTGTATCGCTCCCATAGCACCTAGAGCAGCTATCATAGGTATTGCAGCAGGGAAGCCCAATTGTTTTATCGTCTGCAAAATACCACCTGCTATCTGTATAGCCGCCTCAGCTATACTGGTAGCTTTCTCAAACTTTGCCTGTTTTGTTCTTAATGCAGCTTTTTTCTTCTCCAATTCAGCATTCTTTTGTGCCGTTTTATCTTCCGCCGCACGTTTACGCGCTTCGGCTTCTTCAGTTGTTATAGCACCTCTTTCTTCTAAAACCTCTATACGGGAAATTTCCTCTTCACCAGCTTTCTCATTCGCTTCCTGTTCAGCCTCAATAGCTTCAATCTGGCGATCATAAATGGATGATATCATTTCACCAATTCCACTAACCATAGAAGCCCACATCTCGGTAGTTCTTTCCATCTTCTCACCGTCTGTAAGTTCTTTCCAAACACCCGATATCTTATCAGACATAATACTGAATCCCTTATCCATCCCATCAAATATACCGGCAAACGGGCTATCGATATCCGATGCAAGATCTTTCAATGCAGAAGAATAACCTTTCAACACTTCAAAATTCCTTCGTGTGATATCCTGTTGCTCTTCCGCTTTTTTCAACTGATCATCCGCATTTATAGAACCTATCTCTGCTTCCATAGCCTTTATGGATTCTCTCAGCATTTCAATTTGTTGCTTGCTTACCACGCCCGATGCTTCCGCTATCTCAATCATTTTTTCAGCAGCATCTATCTGTATCTGTAATTGCTCGTTTGCGGCTTTCCGCTCCAGTTCACGCATGGCTTCATCGTATTCTTTTCGCGATAGCAGCCCTTTTGAATAATTTTCTGTTATAATGTTTTCAAGTTCCTTATATCCAGTACTTGTAGCTGCTATACGGAGAGATGATTGTTCCTCTTCCAGTCTGAGCATCTCATCAGTATACTTTTTCTTTTCCTCGATCCTTTTTTTCTCAGCCTCTGCCAACTTCTTAGCATATTCCTCATTCTCTTTCGCTATCTTCTGCATTCTCTCTTGGCCCAACATTTCCCGAAGTTTGTTCTCTTCCTCAGAATATCCCTTTACAGCTGCTATCTGGTCTTTATATTCTTTCTCTATGGCAGCAAGATTACGTTCATGCTCATCTTTAATGAGAGAAACGGACAAGTCAGCCATTTTATTCCTAAGATTCTCTATGTATTGCGCTAAATCATCCGATGCTTTATCGGCAGAATGAGGATTAAATGTAACATCTCCAATGTTAATAGAACTTGCCATATCTCTACTAACCTTATCTGCTTGATATAACTGATTTAATAAAGAACCTATTTCTTTATCCAAGTCTTCAACCTGCTTGTTTAACTTCCCATACATGTCTCTAGCTGTATCCATAGCTGCCCCTTGACTGGATTCATATTGTGCTTTCATCTGATCTCTAGCAGATTCAAGTTTCGCACGTTTTTCTTCTTTTTCTGCCAACTGATCTTCCAAGTCTAATTTTTGTTTAGCCTGTTCTACAAGCCGATCTTGCACAGCTCTAGCTTTAGCCGAAGCTAATATGGCATTAGATAACCTTTGATAACTATCAGCCGCTTTACCTGCAAGAATGTTTTCATCACTTATATTTTTAAAGTATGAAGGATATTGCTTTTTCAGTTCCTCAACGGCTTTTTTCCGCTCTCCCATAGGTTTATTCAAATTGACAGCAGCCCTATATAATATATCCAATTTAACAGCTTCATCTTGGGCATTTTTCACACCTCCTTTTTGAGCTTTATTCAAATCCTCCTGAAGCTGTTTTAGATAATCAATTTCTTTTCTCGCATCAAACAGGCTACCCACCCATTTGGTTATCTCACCTCCATAACTCGATAAAAGAGTTATCCCAACAGCTAAAGCCGTCTGCCAACTAAGAAGGGAACTCAATACCTGTTTAAATACAGGTGTAGCAGTCTGCCCCGATTTTTTAAGAAGTTCATATTCCACCCTTGCTTTCTTTAACTCATCAATAAATATAGGAAGGTTATTGGATATGGCAAGAAAGAAAGTATTGGCACTAACAGACAAAGCCGGAAGTTCTCTCGCAATCTGTTGTATGGAAACATTAAGGCCATTCCAACCAGAAGCATAATTACCCACATTACGTTGGTAATTGCCCATCTGTGCATCTATATCCTTTAATTGTTGATTCAGCTTGCCGATATTGTTCAAGATATCCATACCTTTTGCTCCCTCGCGTGCAGCTTGTGAAAGGTTATAATATTCCTTTTCCAACTGAAGCATTGAAGCCTTCATCTCGTTATAGCTTCCTGTAGTGGCAATCGCTACCTGTGTATGATTTCTCAATAGCGCCAAATATTGTTTATTCTGCTCTGTCAGCGTGCGTAACTGGGATACCGTAGCATCTCTTTTGGACTTGTATTCCTCTTCGCTGATAGCACCTTTCTTATACTCCTTCGATAATTCTTTCAGAGATGTTCTTAAGGCTGAAATTATTTCTTTGTTATCACTTAATCTACTGTTCAATTCGGAGGCTTGTGTATCAAAAGCCTTTACCGTCTGACGGATTGAATCAAAATCAGCAGCAGTCATGGATATTTTCTTAGATGCCTCTTGGAATGAAACAGAAGCAGTTTCCGCATCCTGTGACACGTTCTTCAAGTCTTCGGAAGCACCTCTCAAATTTACTTTTACTTCCGTTATCTTGTCTGCCAATGTATTCAATGGTTTGGTAAGAAGCTCTATCTTACGGGAAATATCGGTCAATAACTTTAATTGACTAGCCTGTAATTCAGACAACCTATTTTGAGAAGCATATAATTTGGTAATTGTAGCATTATAACTGTCAACTTTAGACTGGTATTCTCTTAGATTACCCGGCTTAAAATTTATGCCATCACTTAATTGTTTTGTGAAATTCGCATATTCGGAAGATGTGGTTTGAATATTAATCCTTATCTCATTTAACTTCTTAACGATGTTAGGATCAATCGCATCAGTAATTTTAAATTCTGCTCCTGCCATGGTCTTTTCGTAAGTTTTGGGTAGTGCATGACTTCATGCACCTTCTAAAAGCAAAGATAGTGATTTTATTGATATTATGAAGGTGAGAAAATAAAAAATGAGGTTGTATCAAATGCTGATACAACCTCATTTTTTATCATTCGTTTTCTTGAATGTTATTAAATTTACTCCATCCTATTGCCCTTGAATATATTTCCAAACGACCTTTAGGTACATATAAGATACAATTCTTTTTCACATCTTCATCAAAGCAATTTTCAAAAATATCTGGAGGAGTCAAACATTCTATATTTATTTTTGCTATATTGGGACAATTTTTAAAAGCATTAGGATCTATATTTTTGGTTCTAGGACCAATAGTAATAACTTTTAAATTTAAGCATCCTTCAAAAGATTCATCTCCAATCCTTTCCGTTCCTTCTCCTGTATATAAAAAATCAAGGCCCAAACAATCTTTAAAACTTCTTTGACCTATTATTTTTACTTTTTCATGGATAGTAACATCAGTAATATAAATCATTCCTTTAAAAACCTCATAACCAATAGTCGTAACCCCTTTAGGTATTATTACTTTTCCCTTTTGTTCACTTTTTATTTTTTCTAAAACAAGAGCGACATCATTATCCCCTGCAATAGCTCTCAATACAAAATCCCCATCTTCAGCTTTAGTTCCTTTTCCCATGTTGAGTGCAACAATTACTATTATTGCTATCACTCCAATCATTAAAATAGCAGACATTATCTATAGTTTTTAATTAGTTATTTTTTACAAAGTACAATATTTTCAAATTCAATTGCAAACATTACAACATATTTGTTTGCAATTTAGAATATTGTATAAATAAATTAGATACATAGCATTTCAATCTTCATGTTTAAATTTCACCTTCTCACTTCTTTTCCCAGTGCATACAATCAGTTTGAGATGCTTGCCGTATATCTGTTCAAGTCTATTATTTTGTTCTTCCATTTTTTGAAGTATAATTTCAAGTTTATCTATTGTTTTCATAGTCTTTTTATTTGTGTTGCGAATCGCAACTGTTATGGATGTAAAGAGTCTGCCCACCTCGTAAAATAAGGTGGGAAAGACTTGATTAATATGTAAGATTTAAATTAGGCTATTTTCATCAATTTTCCGTCAGAACGTTTGCCACCAAACAGGTAATTGATGTATGCAAGCCCTTTCTGTGTGCATAGCACAACCATCACGACAAAGCCCGGATGATTATCTCTTGGGATAGGCTTTTCTTTCATCTCAAAGTAGCCTGCATCAATATATTTCTGTTTTGGCTCATTCCTGTTAGCAAAGAATACTCCTGCTTCACGAAGCTTCTTGAACAAGGTATTTCGTCCGAATGGTAAGCCGAGTATCTTGGCAGCCTGTCCTATATCACATTTGCCTTCCATCGCAAAGGCTTTGTCGGCAAAGTCAGCTTTGGGCTGGAGCTTCTCTATCTTAGCATCTTTCTGTTCGATTTGCTTTTTCTGTTGCTCCGATTCAATACGCATCCGTTCTTTCTCCTTTTCAGAAGCTACCAAAGCCTCCAATGCTTCAATGTAGGTGCTAGGAGTTTGAAAATTCCCGTTTTGTTTGTCCCTTTCCAATTCTTCCCAACGATCTATAATCTTTTCCCTGAGTTTTGCATCGTATCCGCTGGCAAGGATTAGGCAACCTTTCTTTGTAAGTTCATAACAAGGTCTTTTCTCACCCTTTTTATCGGTGTATTCAACCTCCACAAAATTGTGGGCGTTTACTCCTTGATTAAGTAAGTTTCTGATGTCACGTAAGATAGCATCATGTCGCTTTCCAGTGAGTTCAGCTATTTCAAGTGAACTCATCGTTTCTTTGTATAAAATTAAATCTGTCATAACTTGTAGCATTTAAAAGTTATTTATGAAGGCAATAGGCAAACAAAAAGCGGTTACCATATACGCTGCTACAAGTTGATAGTCTACCCCGAAGAGCACACAATAACTTACGTATAGGCAACCGCCAATATCCTAAAGTATGAGCATAAAAAATACCCATATAAAATATGAGCAACTTAACCGCTTGCTCTGCGAGATAGATAATTCTATCAACTTGTAGCACTGCAAAGGTACAACAATTCCTTAAGCTACCAAACGAAAACAATATTTTTTTGAAGGCTTTATCTACCAAACCCGTTAGGGGAATTATCCTAACGGCTGATAATGTGGATAAAAACTCTAAGGCTACATCTTCGTGCATCCAAGTACCGGGATTATTACCTCCTTGATTTACAGTAACTAAACCCGTTGCGGAAATTCCCGTTTTGGCTGATAATGAACTAATTAACTCCTTCGTCTGTTTTGTTGACAAAAAGTCATTACAACGTTTTCCAAACGGTTTAGCCATTTCTGTGGCATTTACCATTACACTATCGCCTTTCTGAAAGGTAATAGGACTTCCATTGTATTGGAAGATTTGATTTTCATTCAACTGTCGCATAATAATGAAAATTAAAAGTTAATAAATAAAGAAAGCAGAGAATTTCTCCAACTTGCGACAGTTCCATATCGGCTTTGGGGCGAATATGTACGGAGAAACCTCTGCTTATATTTTAAGCAATACTTCAATATTGGGCATAAAAAATCCCCAATCCGAATATGATAATAAAACTGTCGCACTGCAAAGTTACAACATTTTTTCAAACAAACAAATAATGAAAATATATTTTTCATTGTTATTTTCACACGCATAATATCCATCTTTCTAATGACTTTCAACACGCCACAATATGCCTTACCTGTAATTTCTGCAATTTGCAGTGAACTTATTGTTCTTTTTTCGCCATTTTCCCCATCAATAGGTATTAACTTATTAAAATTTTCCATATCTTTGCGATATAAGATTAATATTGTTCCCCGTTGGCGGCTCAGTCACTTCCGCCTCCGGGGATTTATTTTGACTGATTGTAGCAGGTGAGGGATCGAACCTCATTGTGCCATTATTCACTCCTGCTTTCCTCCCTTATACTATCCACGCTTGGAATTGTATAAAAAGAAAGTTCCGTAATAGGTGCAAGCTACTACGGAACAGTCATATATAAACTCCAATAGGAGAATATTTAATCAACATCAAGTAACGCCTTGCACTTGTTACATATACAAAGGTAAATGATGTTTTTATCTTATACAATGGTATGAATATTAAACAAAAGACAATATCAATTAATAGTAATACTAAGTAACGCATAGTAATATATAGTAACGCAATTATTAAATATTACATTCACAATTTAGACAAAATCTAAATTACAACATAAATGATAGTTTTGTTTTTCAATTAAAAAATAAATATCTTTTCGCACAAGACATTTGAGGAAAAATCAATATTTACATTGGGAGAACATTGGGATATTTTCGGTAATACAATTTAGTCAATGTAGATTTAAGGCTGTTATAGTCTTTGATAAAGCCTAAATCTATCCATTGAGCTATCTGTAATTCTAACTCATATAATTCGCGGATTTTATCTTCATCGCCAATCTTATTACGCATTTCTGATTCATGTTTGCCATAAACTATGATGTTTAGAGACTTGGCTAAGTCCTTAATCTTTTTCTGGAATATATCCCCAGGGAGTATTGAACAAACGGCATGACACATAGCAGGATAAGCATCTCCAGCTAAATTACGGTATTGAATCATCTCATCATATACGAAGCGTATTACCTTTACTTCAAAGCGAGGATTAATCCACATGGCAAATTTGGTAAATAAGAAAGGATGCATCCATACTTCTTCTTTAGGTCTGCCAGCTTTACCCTTCTCTTTAACCTTACTCTTCTTAACTACCTGATTATCAATTTTAGGGGAATTTTCCCCTAAACCATTTTCACGTTCTTCAGCTATGAGCGCTTCTATAAAATCTCCAGTTCTTTTAGCCAAAAGAAACTCATCCATTTTTCTTTGTTCATTTCCTTTTACTGAATTCCATTGACGTAACAAGTCCCCACCGTCAAAATAGCTATCTTTTGTTCTCTGACTAACTGTAAATTCACCCATTGGGCGAATCATGATTTGATTCGTTTTCATGTCTTTTCGTTCACAAGATGTTCCGTACATCTTAATACGGGATATAAAAAAATGCGGCAACCGATATAGAGGAGTCGGCCACCGCATCATATCCATTACTCTTAATGAATATATAATATCTTTCTATGCGAAACCTCTATCTATCGCTGTTGCTAAATTAATAAATAATACGGGAAACGCCAAAATAATAGAATGATAAAAATCACCATTTTACGGAAATATGAATTCAACAAACTCACCCGACCAGTTTTCACCTTCACGACAGAATTTATACACATCTCCAACCTTGTATAATATATAAACACATTCATCCATAACAGCAGCCTTCTCTGCGATTGATCGCATATGCTCCATTTCCCTCATTGACTTATTCCCTTGGCACAAGCAGTTTTTCATAATTCGGTTCAATTCCATTTTTTGTTAATAATACTTTATAGTTCGCACCTCCTTATAAATTTCTCAATAGAGGGCATAAGCCTGTACGTAACATAATGCCTCCTTGCTTTGGAGCTTACCTTGAAAATTTTATAACCATATTTCTTCTCAATATCAGAACCAAAAGAAACGCCATAGCTGGCAATCCTTATACCATTTGATATTGGTATTGCCGTGATGGAACTATAAAAATCTCCACGTATGATAAGGTTTGGAGTATTGTTCCCTCTTGCAGAAAAACCCAGATATGAAGGTTTCGGTTTCTGTATCTTTGTCTTCCAATTTTTATAGCGTTCGGCGTTTTTCTTCCAATGCTCTCCATAAGTTTTTTTAAAGTATGGGTCCTCTGTATATCCGGGAATTAAAGGACTTTCATCGCCATCAACACCACTATATAGCTGTTCTCGTATATATTCCTCAAACTGAGGAACATCCCTTTCCATCTTATCCCTTATCATTGGCTGAATGCCATCAGCCAATTTCTTCCAACATCTCGCGTATTCCTCCAATGTCATAGCAAAACGGGGGATCAATCTCCCCCGCCTCCTAAATTACTGTTATTGATAATTCTATTATATACGGAAACCAGCCTTGATTTCCGCCTTTCTCTAGAAATGTCCTTCCAGAATACATCTATATTCTGAGCGACAAACTCATCCAATGAAAGTTTGACCACCTCGGACTCTATAAATGTGACTCCATTAATTCTCATTGTACCCATTGTTCAATTCCAATGACCCCATTAGCCTGTAAAATAGAAGGAGATTTAAGCACCGGCACACCTCCTGTCGCTGTAAGCACACCGTTACTGTATTCCAGTGCTGATGCACCAGAAACGACCGTTGAAGCCTTCTCAGACAATATAGATCCATAATATGCAGTAAGATCCGTGCGGTCATAATGATCCACGAGCTTATATGTATTTTCAGGAGATGTCATTTTGACAAACTCAACGTAATTCAATCCCTTGAGAACATTTTCCAAATTGACACCCGCTTGCTTTACAGACATGTTTTTCATCATCTTCTCGGTATCGGAATACATCGCATTAAACGCAAGATAAGCCTTCTGACCGCTTGAATCATAAGCCTGTCCTGTAGGGTAAACACCAGATAATGCAAAACCCGCAAGTTCATCTGTCCCGTCATCTTCTCCGTAGATTACATTATTCTTGTCAAAAACATACATATCAAACAATGTATCCTTGTTGGCTACAAGATTAGCTTGTAAAGCTAGATTAAACTTACGCAACGTGAATGTATCCGTCCTTGCCGAATAGCCCGTTATTTCCGACCCGGCATAACCATTTTCTGTTGTATTGGGTTCACCGCCGCTTACCGCGTATTCCGAAAATCCTGTAATAGGATAAATTCTGTCCGGATAATCAGCATGACAGGCTTCCTCCAAAGCCTCAGCAGTCAATTCTTTGGGCAGTTTTTTGCCATGAATGACCAATATAACACCTGCGACCTTGTCCGGTTGCAGGGGGCAGTAACTCATTCCAGTATTAAATCCGGACGTGCTGCCGCACTCTCTAATATCTGTTCGCATAACAATTATGATTTTTAACTGTTAAATCCAAATTCTTTATTTCAATAGCATCTATCTTTTCGCCAACTTCCTTACCGTCAACATCAACAGCACCACGTCTTCCAAAACTATAATTTTCTGAATATGTATGGCTTACAATACCGGAGTAACCGAAATCAAATTTATCACTTTTTTTTAACTCTTCTATGAATCCGTAATACAAAGGTCGAAGAATACCTTCAAAAGATATCTCACGACGTTGTTCATTTGTATACTTTTCCAGTGTATTGGTAGCGATTATTATGTTTACAGATGCCTTACAAAAATAATTCTCACTATCCCTTTCCTCGTCTAAGGGAACATACAGCCCTATCATTGGGAATTTTCCCGATGCTGTCACCCTGCTTTTCCCAAGAAGAAGAAGTGTTTCCCTTATATAAGAACTGTCACCATATATGTAATTTATCTGTTGATCCATTCTTTTTGACAAGGAAGCACATACATCTGATATTATATCAATTATCATATCCCAAAAGAATTAATTGTTTCCATCAATTCGAAATCGGTGGCGATATCCGGATAGTCCGCATTATTGGCTTGAAGCCATCTCACAAGTCTGATATTCATTCTTACCATGTCGTTCCATGCAAACATCATTTTCCTTTCGGGACTTACAAGACGACCATCATCTCCATCAGCCTTCACTCCTGTAATAGTCGCCTGAGTGTGATTATGTCTCAAGTAATGGAAGTATATATAGTTGGCGATGGGGGATTTGGAAATCTCCCTATCGCCATCACTATATTTCATGACAAGATGCGCTATAAGATCATCCCATCTTTTTTCCTTAGTTTTTTCATCGTTGGAAATATAGGATGAGAATTCCTTATACAACTTTTCCCCTAGGAGCTTCTCTAAATATTCCGGCTCATATTGCATTACAAAGCCTTGAAGGCTGTCAACAATTGCCTTATTAGTCTCAGAAGGAGTATGTATATTCAATACTGCACCTTCGATATCAAGAATACCACCTTGGAAAAAAGTATAATCCACCAACATTACACAATATCTTTGAGGTTCTTCTTTTTATTGAACAAATCTTCAGCACCGATTTTCTTAGCGTCCTCCATCAATTCCGAAGGAACAGTGGCAACACGTCCATCTTGGAAGAACTTACCTGCAAGTAACATATTAACACTTACTTTATCACCTTTTTTATAAACGGTCCCGTCCTTTGCGAACTCAACCTCATAAGTTTTAGTCAAATTTACTTTCATAATGTTTAATAAATTTATCCGCCAATACTGGCAGGGGTTATAGCTTCAATAACGGTCGCAATCTTATCCTTGACAAATGCAGTTTTATATTGCTTTTTAATATACACCATAAGACGTTTTTCACCAAGGATAGTCACCATATTTTTAGTAAAATCATCATTTTCCCACCCAAGTGTAATGGTAAGAACCCATACATCACGGATGTTAAGATAGTTAAAATCGCCAACCCAAATATCACCTTGTTTGATTGCAGTGCTGGTTTCCACTTTCAAACCTTGAATCAGTTCATCACCAATACGGAAAGGACGGAGATATTGTCCATTAACATCCTTAGTCAACTGCATCTGTGCATAGTCAAGAGGATGCATAAGCACAAGGTTTGGACGATAAGCCATATTGGACATTGATACAATCTGTGTATACATACCAACAATAACATCATAAGTGTTGGGTTTCTCTACTTTCAGAGCTGTCAAAGAGAATGTAGGTATATCACTCCCAATCCCTTTAATCTGACCGCTGGAACCAGTACCAGACAGAATACCTTCTTCTTCTTTCAAACCAATACGATTGATAATCTCAGCCCTAACCTCCGCAACCAACTGAGGCAAATCAGATAATGTTTCTTCAGTTACTTTTGTGCCAAGAGCCACTTTGCCAGCATTGATAGTAACTTCTGCCAATGTACCGCTCATCATAGGCTTAAGACCGCCTTCTGGAACCCATTCAGCTTCTTCTTCACCTGGATTGAACTCCGCATAAGTCAATGATCGTGTAGATATTGCTGCCACATTGGCAAATTTACGGATTACAGTCTGGGAACGTGGATCAACAGATAACTGACTATCAATTGTCATGTTATAATGTGGTGCCACACCCGTACTCTTCAAGGGCTCAACCTCCTTCTTGTTTATAATAAGCGTAAGGCTTTTCTTAAAACCGGGGGACTGCTTACAAGCCGTTTTCAAGTCCACAGTTTTCTCTCCATGCTTGCCTACTGTGATGAAATCCTTCAATTGATCTTCAATCTGCTGGTCTACAGACTTGAACACCATTTGCCCGTCTTCATTCTTATGCATTGCACCTTTCATGCGAACGATTATCTCTTTCATCTCACCAAGTTCCTTACGCACTGTTTCCAATTCCTTTTCGGAATCTATCTTTTGAGAAACCTCATTTAATTTATCCTCAAAAGTTTTTTTGTCGATAGTATCGTCCATGAAATCGCCTACAGTAGCGTTTATTGCGTCCTGCAACGCCTGTAATGACTTCACGGAAACCTCATCCATTACCGACAAATCAATTTTGCTTAAAAAGTCAAATTTCATGCTTATTTAAGTTTTAAAGGTTTTGTAAATAGTTTTATTTTTTCATCGGCTCCCTCTTCATCAAGTGGCTTGTCTGCCGGCTTGTATCGAGCGAGTGACATCGCTTTTCTTACTAACATTTGGATTTCCTCCCTCTTTCTTATCGGAAGTCCTTTACATACATCACTTATTTCAACCGGAAGTGACTCCAACGCACTTTCATATTCTTCTGCCGATTTCAGACCAAGATATTCAGTTTCTCCGTTACATCCTATGGACACTACGGATATCTCATACAGAATGACTTCCTTTACAACCAAGCAATCACGTTCCCTGTCATATTCACATTTTTCCCATACATAACTATAACCTATAGAGAACTGGTTCAAAGTGCCACTTTCAAGCTGCTTCAACGCTTGATTTCCTCTTTCCACATCATCAATAGACGCTTCAAAGTAAAGCCCTTTCTCATCTTCTTGCAGAAGCGTAATGCGTCCTATAGGCTCATGCATGTCATGCATCCACAACATGATAATCTTATCATTAGCAGAACTTCCCGGGCCTCTCTCCTGTATGCTTTTTGAAAAACAACCTTTCAGGAGCATGTCACCGGACTTATCAATGTTATTGAAAACCGCAGCATAGCCACTGATAGTTCTGCTGCCAGAATCATATTGTATCTCCTTTGCATAAAAAGCTAAGGATTTATACTGCTTCCCCAGCCTGTTTTTGTATTTGCTTGTCTCCATCATTATTTATTTCACTTTTAAATTCTCCCTTAGGATTATCAGGATCAATATCTGTAAAATTAGACATTTCGGTTCTTGCCTCTTCAAAAGTAATCAGCCGATTGTTATACAATGAAGCTACAGCATTAGAGGCTGTAGACAAGGCATCCGCCAATTCTTTCATATCCTTTTGAAGGCAAGGGACATGAGTGAAGTCCATTTTGATTATTGCCCTGTCCTTACATATAGCATTAGTCAGAACCTCTGTTATAGATTCACTGTCAGGGATAATAAGATCCTGATATGCCGCTTTCTTTGCTTGAGAAGAGTTATCATAAGTACTTCCTTGTATAATCAGATTGGGGTCAAAGCCTATCGTCTGAGCTATCGCTTCCAAACACGCCTTATCCTCCTCATGAAGCTTCAATTGGTCTGTATTTGACCCCAATGTAATCCACCCTAGTTTCTTAGGAGTCACCATGATTTCATACAACTTATGCACTATACCATATTTCCTTTTGAAATCATCCTGCAATTTCTTGGATTCAGACGGAGTAATAGCTGCATTCCCTACGTCAGTCGTATCATTCCCGTATAGTATCCCTTTAGGTCCTCCATTAACAATAAGGTTTCCTCTCCCTATCAGTTGAGCCATATAGTTTCGAGTATGAGTAGATAATGCGTCCACAGGGGAGTGGAAGGTAATTCTCCCTCCATTATTACTTGGAATATCCATTATCGAATCGTATATGACAAAATACTCCTCATCACCAAGTTCTATATTCTCATTTCCCCAACGTATATATACCTTACTAGCAATTGAAGAAAGCTCTGTTTGAGTAAACGGGCCCTTACCGAATGATTCCATGTAGAATAATTCGGGAGGTATTACCATCATGGATTTAGGGAGATCAGACTTTAAAGCTCTTAGTGTATAGACAGGGCAAAATCCGAAACACTTCAAAGATATCTCAATCTGCTTTATAAAAGAACGCCCACTCTGTATCACATTCGGACGATTCAAAAGAGTCACAATGTCTTTGAAACTCCTCTTCTCGTTTCCGTTAATATCCGTCACATAATACCGCCCATTCTGCATCATTCTTCCGCAATGATCTAGAACCATTGCAAACGGCCAACATTCATGTAAGGCTCTTGATTTCCCTTCAACGGTCGACATGTCAAAATCTATATTCCCTCTATTGTCAGAAAACAGATTTTCCACCCATTTAGGAACATAAATAAAATTACCACCATCATCTTTACCATGATAAGTAGCATCACTATACATATCCTTATTCGACTTCTTTAAAGAAGGTATCTTAAACCATTGTTTCATTGTTCAACAATAAAGGCAACCGCCGTTATAATACAGCAATTGCCTCCACAGTGATCACGTTCTAAAAGTGGGTATGGTGTAACTTCACACCATGAAGGCTATTGCCTGCTACAAAGGAACAAATTAATTTATTTATTAACAAACAATTTAAATATTATTTTTGTTTAATCTAAATTAAAATAACAGATTATACAACATATATTTTATTAACCTTTTTTCCATGTGGATACAACCTGTTTGATATCTTTGCTATTGTCTTCTTGGGAAAATGGGATAGAGAGTAGGGCGTGGATTGAACGGCTGCTGTGCTTTTTGCTAGCGGTCGTTCTTTTTTTGTATTCTTATTTGCGAAAGAGAGAAGCAATATTTATCTTTGTGGAAGCGTGTGAAGATGCACGCCACATTGATTATGACGAAAAGACATACTACATATTTGATAAAGCCAAGAGCTTGTTGCGGATTAGTTTCCGTGGCAGGCTCTTTTTTTTGTCATACAAAATAAAGGTTAGTTTGAAAATCGGGTAATCCAAAACGTGTAATTGACGGTAATTAAAAGTTAACATAAAATTAGGTAATATGACAGATTTAGTTTTTAAAGGTCAGAATGATCAAGTTTTAACCAATAGCCTAAAGGATTTTATTGAAACAATGTATCCTGATTTAGGAGATTGTATAAAGTTGTATGAAGATTGTTACACAAAATGTATAATTTGTGCTGACGGTAGCGTATTAACGCAACTTGAATTAGCTGATTCATTAATAGAATATGCGCTCCTTGGTAATTTTGACAAAGCTGTAGTTGTAAATAGTTACTTATTCGGAGATTGTAAGATGTTGCATTATGCGATACTTAAAACTATGGCAGAAGTATTAAGTAATCCTCCCAAAAATTGTAAAAATAGAAGTACATATCTTATGAAAGACAAGAATACAGGTCTTGTAAAAATAGGTTCTTCTTCAGATATATCCGTTCGTATTCAGACATTATCTTGTGGGAATCCATATCTATCTATATTGGCTGTTCTTGATAAAAACATAGAAAAAGAACTTCATCTCAAATTTGCAGATAAAAAAATAAAAGGTGAGTTTTATAATCTTACAAATGAGGATGTGTCACATATAATAAAAAAATATGGATTTACAAGCTATGTAAAATCTATTATATAAAACTTACTTTCAATGAGAGATGTAATCTACAATTTTATCAACGAGCACATGATGATACATATTGTGCTTATAGCCTTGTGTATTGCGGCTACAATGGGGGCGATGTTAGTGGACCTTATTACGGGAGTTATGAAAGCCAAACAACGGGGAGAGGCAAGAACATCCACGGGGTATAAGAAAACAGCCGTCAAAGCGAAGAAGTATTTCACCCCGTTCATAGAATTGTGCTTCATTGACCTGTTATGCTGCGTAGTTATCCCCTTCCCTATTTTTTCAATGATTTGGACGGGGTACTGCATTTTCTGTGAGTTTAAATCAGTTCGTGAAAAATCATGGGAAAAAGCGGAGTTGCGCAAGGCAGAAAACACAATGAGTGTGATTATCGAGAACAAGGATGATATTGCCAAGATCATGGCTCAGATATTGTTTGATAATGAAAACAAGAAGGAGGAAAAGAAATGAAGTATTTTACAATTGCGGAACTCTGCAAGTCAACGACTGCTGACCGCTTGGGTATCAACAACAGATGCAGACAGGAGCATGTGACTGCTCTGACTGCCTTGGTGGATAACGTACTGGACCCGTTACGCACATGGTGGGGAAAGCCTATAACAGTAAACAGTGGTTATCGCTGCCCGAAACTTAATGCAGCTGTCAAGGGAAGTAAGACCTCGCAGCACATGAAAGGGGAAGCTGCTGATATTGATACTGGAGACCGTCAGCAAAACAAGTTGTTGTTTGAATATATCCGCAAGAACCTGCCCTATGATCAATTGATTAACGAAAGCAATTTTGCATGGGTGCACGTCAGTTATCGAGCTGACGGTGCCAATAGAAAACAAGTGTTAAGTTTATGAAACAAAGGATCTATATATGGATTGCGATAACGATAGCATTGCTATTGGTACTTATTTAAATACAATAATATGAAATGGCTTCCTTATATATTAATAATTGTACTCGCTTTCGGTTTAGGATGGTTTGTAAAGCCATCCCCCGAAGCAGTTATAGAGGCAAGAACGGATACGGTGTTCAGTACAAGTATCATTGTAAAGAGAGATACTGTAAAATATTATCTTCCTTCTCCAATACTGTGTTGGCATGATGGTGATACAATCCATGTAGGAGACACTGTTCTTCCTGTTGAGCAGAAGATATACAGAGATAGTGATTACATCGCTTATGTGAGTGGTTACAGACCTAACCTAGATAGTATCTATGTTTGCTCTAAAACACAGACAGTAACAAACGATATCCATCACACGGTGAAGATAAAACCCAGAAGATGGGGACTGGGAATAACAGCCGGTTATGGATTTGGTAAGGATGGCTTTTCTCCTGCGGTTATCGCAGGAATAAGTTATAGAATATGGTAATCAACAGAAAGGAGGTAAAAAGATGAGATAGCAACATCAAGTATTATTCGCCACAGGTAGAAGTGTGGCATATAATAGAAAAACTCATTTGATAAAAGTAATTCTTTCAGGGGGCAGAATTAAAATAACCCCCGACACTTGAAGTTTAACGCCAATCAAACTTTAAAGCATACAAAAGCATACATAGGTAAGTGTCAGGGGTAGTAATATCCTTACTTATTTCCTACGTATGCTTTTGTCATGATTGTATTTGATTGGCAAGGCAAAAATACAACAAAAATTTAAACCACAATGTGTAAGTCTGAAATTTTTGCCAAAATAATAGCTCTTGTTTCTAAAGGAACAGAAATACCTACCGAATTAATAGTAAGTGACAACCGTGTCACAGAGATTGTTAACGCTAGATATATCCTTGTATATATTCTATACGAAAAAGGATTTTATCCATCTCAGATTTCTTCTCTCATTCATAAAACTAAGCGTTCAGTGAACTATATGATATCAAATTTTCATATACGTCTAAAAAGTGAAAAAATGATGAGAATATATTGGGATAATATAAAGAATTTGTTGGGAAAAAACTGATTCCTCATGAGATATGATATATATACTTTTGTGAACGGTCGATTTTGACCGGGATACAAAATACAAATACTTATGGAACGAACTTATGTTTTTAACCAAGACGGTGGAACCGGAGCAAACAATGGTCTGCTTGCGTCCATTCTTCCGTCCTTGCAGAGCCGTGGAATTGACACAGGCTATCTGATGGGGCTGATGGGAGGAAATGGAAACGGCGGCTTTTTCGGAAACAATGGAGGTTTTCAGGACATCATTGCATTGATTGTGATTGCAGCCATCTTCGGTAACGGAAACTTTGGATTCGGTGGCAACAACAATAAGGGTGCCGATGAAGGAAGAGAAATGATCATGCAGACACTTAACCGGAACGGTGTGGACATTGCATCATTAGCCCAAGCTGTTAACACCTCTTCAGACCAAATCCTTGCCGGTATTAACTCTGTATCACAGGCAATCTGCGGTCTCGGTAACCAAATGGGTCAGAACACCAACAGTATCCTGACTGCGATTATGCAAGGTAACAACGCTCTGACATCTCAGATCTGTAGCTGTTGCTGCGATATGAAACAGCTTGTAACCACACAAGGATACGAGAGTCAGCTTGCAATGTGCAACCAAACTAACGCATTAATCAACACTGCTAACCAAAACACATTGTCATTGCGTGACGGTGCTACTGCCAACACGAATGCTATCCTTGCCAAACTTGATGCAATTCAAAATCAGGCATTGCAGGACAAGATCGCATCTCTTACTGCGGAAAAGGCTACTTTAACAGCCGAAATATCCCAGCGTAATCAGAACGCCACTATCCTGAGTGCAGTAGGACAACAGATTGCTCCTTTGGCAGCCGGATTGCAGGCATTACAAAGCGATGTTGATGGAATCAAATGCAAGCTCCCCAATACTGTGAGTGTTCAATACCCCAATTTAACCGCTATTAATACAGATTGTTTCCGTGCAGCCGCCTACGGTGCATATATGGGTGACGCTGTATACGGACGTAGTGGATGTGGTTGCAACAACTACTGGGGTTAATCCGGTAAGAAAGGAGGTAGATATGTGGCCTAACTTTTTTACAGGATTCCCATTCCCATCAATCGGAAGAGCAAACTTCAATACTCTTCCTACGGTGGCTGTGACAGTCGGTACGGAGAATGTTACTCTTGAACTCCCTAACCATGCGTTCCGTAACAGGGATTATGTTGGGGGATTCTATATCAGTCTCCGACAAGCTATACCTGCCGGTACGACTGCTACACTTCCGATATTGATAGGAACTAATGGGGACACAAGACCGTTGATGGCTTATAACAATGAGCCTGTGACTGTTGCAAACTTGGCTGGAACCGGCATCTATGAGATTCATTATAACAAGTACACCAACGAATTGTATCTTGTTAATGGAGGGTACAGACCGACAACGGCTCCGGCTCCTACAGTAGAAACCGCTTCTTTACGGAGCAAGTAATAATTAACATGGAGTTTTGTGGTGGTTCCCAAAATGGGAATAACCACACTCCTTAAAATTAAACAATCATGTTTCAATCACTTCGTACCAATAACCAATTGTATATACTTCATAAGGATGCTAACCCGTTTATCGAATACGGTCCGGTGGTCAGCGTTTCCGCTCCCAAGCCGAAATATCCTATGGCATCCCCTATGGGACAGTTGCCCCAAATGGAAATGGTTGTGGATGTTGTTGTCTGCATCAACGGGCAGAACACGACATTCCAAAATCTTCCTGCCGGCATGGATATAGCCGACTTCGGACAGAACGGGAATATCGTAGTGTCATGCTCGCGTGATGCTATGAATAACGAGGTCGCTTCTATGAAACAGAAAAGCATAGACATCATCAACAGCATGGACTTCCACAATTCCGTCATTGCAGGGTGTGACAAGATGCTTACGCTCTTGAACCCTGAATTTGCCGAGAAACAACGTCAGGAGCAGGAAATATCCTCTCTGAAAGGGCAAATGGCGGAAATGAGCAAGAATATGTCTGACCTTATGGATTTGAACAAACGGCTCATGGAACAGCTCGGAGTGGTTGAAACATCCAAAACAAAGAAATGATTATGGGAATGTGGGAAATATTAGAAGAAGGGCGTGACGATTACGGACGCGGCTTCGGTATGAGAGGTGACGAGGTGGAGGAAGCCTATAAGGAAGGCTGCCGCAAAGGTTACGAAAAAGCCATGAGAGAAATGCGCGGAGAAATGGGTTTCCGTGATGGCGGAAGAAGTTATTCAGGTGGTGGAAGCTCATCCGGCATGGATGAACGCAGATACCCCGGATACTTTCCTGAATATCCGCGTATGGATGACATGGGCGAACGCAGACGCAGACGCGCCAACGGTGAGTTTTATTAATGGTGGAGGGGTGGAATGCCCCTCTTTTTAAATTAAAGTTAAGTTATGGAACAGAGATTGGATACATATAGCAAATTCCCATCAGGAATGAAACTTTACTTGGAATCGTATGGATTCCATTTCAGCAAGAAACTTTATGAATGGGCCGTTTCAAAAATGAAGGTGAAAGACGAAGCCACGGGCAAAGAGAAAAAGCTGGAGCCGTGGAGCAAAGATGAAGTGGACGATATGCTGAAAGCGAACGGAATTACCATTGAGCACGACAAGGGTTATGACGTTGCTTATGTCGCAAACATGCTGAAAGCTGATTTCTATAAAAAATCATTGGTTGACGAGGCTCACTTATGCAAGCATATAAAATGCTACCTTGATGATATTGATGGCGATCCTTGCAGGGCATTTGACGAGTTCTTTGCCACCTGTATAGGTAAAGGGATTCCTGTAATCTGGTCGGATGTGATATGATTATTCAGGAGTTCTACATACCGAAATATGGAGACTGGCACGTCAAAGTGTATTATGCGGTACACACCTATTGGGCGGATCGGATCATTATGGACCTATACCGTATAGGATGCAGGGGGGATTCCCTCAAGCGTGCGTATCGCAATCTGACCGAAGGCAGAATGAATACCGGTCTAACCTATTCGGACTACAGGAGAAGAGAAACAGTAATGGTTATCTCACTAACCTCTACCCCCGAAGAGTTTCAAAATTCGTGGGACCACGAAAAAGGTCATTTGTGCCGGCATATCTCCAAGGCTTTCGGGATTGATCCTTATGGTGAGGAAGCGCAGTATCTTAGCGGATATGTGGGGCAGAAGATGTTTCCGGTAGCGAAGAAATTTTTATGTGAACATTGCAGAAAGGGACTGGAAAAATAATAATCGAACAGAAGCGTTCTTTGACTTGTTGGAATTACCGTTTTTACAAAATAGTCGTGAAATTATATACATAAATCCAATAAAATTATATATCTTAATTATAGATATATATTGGAATAACAAATACTTTATTCTATCTTTGAGCCGAATTTTAAATTATAGATGGAAATGGAACAAGAAAACAACAATGCGATTCTTTCTTTTGAAGACTTTAAAAACCAAAACGGCATCGTTTATTGGTGGGCCTCAGAAGTAATGGTTATGCTTGGATATAATGATATGAAAGCATTTTGTAAAGTTCTTGACCGCGCAACAAAGGCTTTTGTTTCGCTCAACATTCCTCATTATGAAAATATAATAGCTGTGAAACGCAATAATAATGGTGTTGAGTTCCAAGACTTCAAACTTACACGTTTTGCGTGTTATCTTGCTGCTATGAATGGCGATCCAAAGAAGCCAGAAGTAGCATTGGCGCAAGCTTATTTCGCACAGCAAACACGAAAATTTGAATTATACATTGAAAACAATCAGGAAATAGACCGCGTGCTAATACGTGAAGAACTTGCAGATGGAAACAAATCTCTCGCTTCAACGGCAAAAGCCGCAAATGTTACTGATTATGCAAAGTTTCAAAATGCAGGTTATCTGGGTATGTATAATATGGAATCGTGGAAGCTTGAAAAGAAACGTGGCGTTAAAAAAGGAAAGCTATTTGACAGAATGAGCCGTACCGAACTTGCTGCCAATCTATTCCGTGTTACCCAAACCGAAGAGCTTATAAAGAGTAAACAAATATCTGGACAAGCTAATTTAGAACAAACACACTATACTGTTGGAAGACAAGTCCGAAATATAGTAGAACAAAATACCGGGCGCAAACCTGAACAGTTGCCACAAGAAAAAGAATTGCCTATAATTAAAAAAGCTCTTAAAATGACAGCAAAGGAAATGAAAAAGATTGATAAATAATTTTTTCGAATTGTAGTTTTGTTCTGCAATCTAAAGGTGCGAAAAAAGATAACCCCCATACATCTACACTAGTGAGCTACGGTCAACGTAGCCTTTCAATGTATCAAGGGCTATCTTCATGGCGCAAAGATAAAATTAAATATTCAAAAACGCAAAATAAAGTAACTATTTAGCATTAAGCGGTAATTCCCAACGGGTTTTACCGCTTTTTTTATGTTAACAGAATATGGAAGAAGATAAGTTGAACATATTGCTTGAGCAGGCTGATGATGTGCCTCACTGGTATTTTTGTCGTTTACTTGCTGTGATGCGATGGAACGTATAGAGAGGTTCATTTATAGACTGATACCTCTTGTCGTGTTGGCAAGGGTGATATCGTTGTGCCTATGAACTAAAAGCGATAACTCATAAGCACAACGGATGGATTTATATAATACTGTTTAATTTTTCCGCATGTTTTTCTACTGAACTATTTAGAATTTTTGCATAAACTTGTGTGACTGAAACCTTTGTGTGCCCTAGCATCTTAGACAACGTTTCGATAGGTACGTCATTTGCTAAAACAACAGTGGTAGCGAATGTATGCCGGGCTATGTGACTGGTTAAGGGCTTTTTTAAGCCGATAAGTTCAGCTATGATTTTAAGGCTTCTGTTAAATGACTGTACAGTAGGGACTGTAAATTTATAATCGTATTTTTTTAATATTTCCATTGCTGGAGTAAGTATAGGTGTGTAAAATTTGGTTCCGGTCTTGATACGTTCTCCGTCTATATATGCAACTCCGTTATGTTCTACAGTACATCTGTCATAATCAAACATGTATAAGTCAACCCATGATAAGCCGGTATAGCATTGAAATATAAACTGGTCACGTACTTTTTGTAATTGTCGATCATTCAACTCTATATTGCGGATAGATTGCAGTTCGTCCATTGTGAGAGGCTGTCTTGTTTTATATCTACCATGTTTATCTTTGAATACCCTGTAAGGTGTGTCCTCGATAAGTCCAAGCCGAAGCGCTTCATTAATATAAGGTTTTATTCTCTTATGGTATCCATGTATTGTTGTCTGTCCTCTTGTTGGATCTTCTCTTCTTATAAACCTGTCAAATAAAGCTATATTTTCAGGAGTGATATCGTCAAATGTTTTAATTACTCCGGAGCGTTTTAGAGCTTCCAGTGCTATAAGGTGCGCTCGTTTGGTTGACCATTTAAGATCCCTTCTTTGTAACTCGTCATAAGCGAAATCTAAAAATGACGATTTAGACTTTACGTGTTTTTCGTTATAAAAAATATTAAAGTTTTTTAGATTGATGTCTTTTCCTTCTTTTCTTATATTTTTGATAATATCATCAAACTTTTTTACATATTGGGTTATTGCTTTATTTAATTGTTTGAATTTAGCGTGACGTACCACAAATTCTCCATCCCATTGGTTTGAATACAGTTCAATGTCTGTTGAGATCCATTTCCTTTCTGTACGTGAGAATTTAATTTCAATTTCAACCTTAGCTGATTTCTCCGGTGTTGCTTTCTTTTTTCTGTCGAATACCGGCTTGATTTTCCATGTTTCCATACTGTTTCTTTTTAGTTTATAATTTGTTAATTATGGTAAATGTGATACCAAGTGTGATACCAGCTGTGATACCAGGAACAAATTGGTATCACAAATAGTTCAACAGTGTAATGATAAGTAATGCACAGTAACGGAAGTAATCATCAGTAAGATTACTTAAACACGTTGAAGATCAGTCGATTAGGTTTGTAATATATTGATTTATAGCCTATTGGCGTAAAATAAAAAAAGGGAGCATTTTGACCCCCCTTGAGCCGAAACCGGGACTCGAACCCGGGACCTATTCATTACGAATGAATTGCTCTACCAACTGAGCCATTTCGGCAACTGTTTTTTCTGCAATATCGGGTGCTTTTCTGAAAAAGCGTTGCAAATATATATCTTTCTTTCGAAATAAAGAAACTAAAAGCGGATAATTTTTCAGTTATCCGATTTTGTTATGTCAATTGATGCCGGATTTATTGGTAGGCTTCTTCATGTATCCCTTTCATGGCCCATCCGCTTGGTTCGTTTATGTTCTTGAAAGCGGTATCCCACGTAAGAGCTTCAACGGTAGAATTGTTTTCTTTTATGTAAAGATTATAACATCAAGGCGTAAAAACTATTTTACACTAATTGATCTCCTCATCAAATACCCGTGATATACTGAAATTTACCCACTCCATACCCAAACAATTCAATATCCGTCAAAGTTTGATGATCTTTACCTTACCCGGAATGATGGTCAGATGCACCGTTCCATCCTTTTCTATCTCCACCTTCTGATATCTGGCCTCCACCACCACTTTTCCATCCAGCG